TCAACCACCAGAGTCTTTGGAAGCCACGGCGCAGGGTCGATTGCAATTTCACGGATATGCTCACTCTCGAAAGGTTTGTCCTGACTGCCGATCGCCATCAGCATGTATTCCTGCATGAACCCGCGCAGCTGGCCGGCGGACTCCATCTTGTCGCGCTCGCGCCGCACCCACTCCATCGGGTAGCGCTCCGGCCACGTGGCAACCGTCCCCGGGTCATCGATATCCCCATTGCAGATCGGGAAACGCATGCTGGTCCAGAACCGGTCACCGCGCAACCGCGTAATCATGCAGTCTTCGGCCAGAGGGGTCCCTGTCACACGGATCTTGCCTTTCTCCTTGTCCATCGCAGGCATCAGTTCGAGGTAGATCTTGCGCATCGACGCATCGACCGCCGCCTTGTCCTTGACGCGTTCCTTGTTCTCGATATCGTCCAGGTACGCGCGGTCAGGCCGCAGGTCGTGCCACTTGAACCCCCGGATTTCTTCTTCCCACCCGTGGGCCTCGATCAGCACGCCGTTCGGCAGTTCGAACTGATGCTCGTTCCAGAGATGCCCGGACACCTTCAGCTTGCCAAACAGACTCGCCAGCTTCATGTTCCGCGACGCTTCGAACTTGATCGCCTCCAGGCGCTGGCATGCCTTCGTGTACGTCTCGCCAATGATGATGCAATAGCCGAAGTTGCCGAGGCACGCCTCCAGCAACAGGAACTCCTCGCTCAGTGTTGACTTCCCGCCTTCGCGGAACATCTCGATGAGCACGTACTCATCCTGCGCGCGCCACGCGTCCATGATCTGCACGTGCGCCGCCGGCGAGTTCTGCGGATGCCGGTGCGGGAACACCATTGCGCTTGCGAGTGCCCGGTCTTCCGAGATGATGCGTAAGGTTGCTGCTGAAGTCAGGCCGGTCACTTGTTCCTCTTCGCCAGTTCCTTCTGCGGCTTCACCTTCTCGCCGTGCTGTTCCCTCGGGGGGTTCGCGCCACGGCGGGGCACGTTCGGTTTATGCGTGAATGGCTGTTTCGTCATAGCAGATCCACGTTGTCGATCAGAATGCCTTCGAACGCCGCAAACCCTTCCACCGTGCCTGTCACCGCCTTGACGCGCGTCGTCAGTGTCGTCTTCTCCGGCACCAGCGCACCCACGATCACACTACGCTGAACCGGGAACAGCGGCCCCGCAATGTACTCATTGGTCGTCTGGATCGTGTTGTTGATCGCATTGATCCGCGTAAAGCTGAACTGGATATCCGTCGTCGTTCCCGTGCCGCCGCACTCGAACAGCAGATCCGTCGCCAGAAACGTGAACCCCGCCGGCACGGTGTAGATCGCCTGCTTCGCGTACCCGTACCCGGCGCGCGCGATAGCCTGCGTGGCACCCGCGCCCGTCACGCGCAAGGTCACGTCCCCCGCGTTGACCATGCCGCTCCCGCCACTGGCCATAATCAGCCCGTTCACGCGCAGATACTGCTTCGTGCTCTGTACCGGCGTCACGCCCGCCATTGTCAGCGTCTCGCTGATAACGTTGTAGTTCGCGTCCAGCCCCGTGAGGGTGAACGTCCGTGCGCCCGTACCCGCCGCCGTGTCGTTCGCGCTCGCCGAGAGAATCTCCAGCGTGACGGCTGCCGCCTGAAACGGGTACGCCCCGCTTCCCTCCCACACGTCAGCACCTGCCGTCACCGGACTCGGATGGTGCCCGTACACGGCCACGCGGCTATGCCCGCCAATGCGGTTCAAGGTCGCCGCCAGCGGGAACACGATCTCAACCGGGTTCTGTGAAACGCTCTTCAGATATCCATTGCTCGCCATATACCCTCCGGGGTTTCGCGCGATTATGGCACAGCGCCGAACTGGCAGGAAATTCCAGCGATGTTTTTCCGGTGCGCGGTTTGGGAAACACGTCTCCAAATTTAGCCACCCGTCCGGCGGGGAGGGCCAGGGTTCCCAGAGTTTGAGAATGCTTTTCATTCCGGACCGAGAACCCCGATTCGACGGGCGAAAGTTCGATAGTTTCCATTATGTAAACATATCCGACTGTTTAAGTCTGGTATTATTGTTCAATAGAATCAACAACTTACCGCAAATCACGTCTTGACGAGGCGATATCAGACCGCAAAGCACTGGCCTAGGCAATCAATATTGGCGGTTAGCGAACGCTAACTTCATCGATGTTTTTGGGGCTCGCACAGGGGGTCGTTTCGCCACTAAACCGCAAATCGCTGACCGTTGAAGTGTTACGTTATAACATTGCACGAAAGACTTTGCGCTATCGCACGCGCGACCATAATGCAAACAATCTATTGGGTTCCTCGTTTTGCAATTGCTATAGTGGAGTCACACCAACGGAGACACACCATGAGCGACCTTGCAAAAGCCCTCTTGCATTACGCAGCGAACTACCGCGAAGGCTGCGCCGATGACCCGGATCGTGCATTCTGCCTGCACGCTGCCCGCACTTATGCTTCGCATCTCATCGGGGCCTGACATGAACCTCAACCACCTCCACACCGAACTGATACTGCTCTCAGGCGGCTACATCGAAGTGTGCTGCTACGACATGGAACTGACCGCGCTACGCCGTCACTGGTCCATCCGCCGTACCGTTGACTACCGCTACATCACCTGGTGCTGACATGATCCGATACGCAATCCTGATCCCTGGCGACGAAATGATCGGCTCGATCGAATGCCACGGGCTGCCTACGCTGGAGATGTGCGCAGACGAACTGGCTGAATGCGCTGGCTTCCCGGACCGCGATTCGTTTCTTGTGGCCAACCCTCAGATGTCCACAATCGGCTTCGCGCCGATCCACTAACGAAAACGGCCCACAACGGGCCGTTTCTCTTTCCTGCTGCCTGCGTATCACTCGCGCTCTACAAACGGCTCCTGCGCCTTCCTCGCACGCTGTGCAGCCTCTGCCAGTTCCTGATCCGCCTTGCCGATACACGTCTGGCACCACAACGGCCCTTCCCATCTCACAAGCTCCAGCAACCGCACGCTGAATTCCCGGCCACAGCATACGCACAACACTGAGTCATCGCGGTTCACTTGCCTTTCTCCTTTGCCGCGATCATCTTCGCGACTTCGTCTGGCTTGTTAGCCACCTCTGTGTAGTTCTCTTCCGTATTGCCGAAAAAGATGAGGGTTCCGTTCTGGCCATGTTTGAAGAACGTAATGTTTGAAGCGTTCACGTACACATCCCCGTAACGCGAAGACAATTTGATGATCATTTTTCAATAACTCCTTAAATCCGGCGGACCCTACCTGCACCCTATAGGGTAGGGTGCGTAGGGTCCGTAGGGTCCGACAGCATCAGATTGTAGGGTCAGCTAGGGTCAGCTAGGGTCAGCTAGGGTCGGCAAACCCTTATAATACGGCCTTCCTTGCTGATCTTACCTAGCGAGGCTAGGGTCCGCAACGTAGGGATGATATTTTTCTTCAGAGGGTAGTCTGGTTCTTCCATCGGGTTCACTGTCTTGTCCTTCTGGATAGCTTCGATCACCTCATCCTCCTGTAGGGCAAGTCCGGTTTCCATCCCGCACATGTCCTGGATGATGTGGAGGAAGTGGCGTGCCTTCTGATAGTTGGCGCTGGTCTCGAAGTCGCCAGAGCGTGATTTGCGTCCTTCCTTTTTCGGCTCGGGTTTGTAATTCTCCTGTTCGACCGTACAGGACGTGATCGGCTTGCCGTTGGCTTTGAACGCAAGCGGCGCGGATACTTTCAGACTGAAAGGGTACGCCTTGCCGTCTTCACCTTCCCTGTGCTTCTTCTGCGTGACCCACTGTTTCCGGTCTGCGCCTTCTCCCGTTGCTTCCAGTTCGAGAACGGCGTCCACGTCGTTATAGAGCACGCCAGAACCCCGGAAGCTGCCGCCGTCCTTGGTCGTGTGGTGGACGAACAGGACAAGGCATTGCAGATCGTCGGCCAGAATCTTCAGATTGCGGATCATCTGCGCGACATCCTTCTGGCTGCTATCGTCGCCTTCGAACGAAGCCGACATCGTGTCCACAATCACCATGGCGGGCGCGCCTACGGCACGCGCGGCATCGCGTACGGCCTGAACGGAAGTCATGCTGGACAGGTTAGGCGCAGCGTCCGCGATGAACGGTGAGCGCCATTCCGGGTTCAGCACCTTGATAGCCTGAATCCGCTTCTTGATGCCGCGTCCGGCTTCCGCCGCCACGTACATCACGTCGCCCTGCTTCACGTCCTTGTCACGCCACTGAACGCCGTTATGCACGCGGAACGCCAGATCGAGCGTCCAGAACGTTTTCCCTTTGCCGGACGGCCCATACACCATCGCGATACCGCGCTCAGGCAGCACGTCTTCCACCAGCTCCGGTCCGCCAACGAAGTCTTCCGAGTAGGCATCGCCCGCATAGAACCGGAAATTCAGATCAGCCTCGGTAGGCGCGGCCTTGTCTGCCGGCGGCTGTCCGAACTCCTTCAGCAGCGCGCGCAGCGTCTCCGGCTTGTCGGAATGGCCGAACGAATCCCAAACCCTGCGCTGGTCTTCAGCGTTGTACTTCTGCCCGTTCGTGCTCCAGGCTTCCCACATTTCAAAGCCCTCTTCGCTGCCGGCAAAGTGGTGATGCACCATGCGTCCGATACGCAACCACTGGTCGCGGTCGTCGTAGTCCGTGACCTTGTGGATGAGGGCGGTGACCTGTTCGGCGCTCAGGTCTGTTGGTTCGGCGTACGCAGCGAAAGGATCGCCATCATGTTTCTGATCCACCAGTACCCGTTCCGCCACGGCTTTGACGGACCATGCTCCCTTTTCCACCATTCGCCCCGCAAGTACCTCGAATGCGTCAATAACGCGTTGAGCGTCGCTTCGCTTGAGTTCAGGAAGGGAGTCGCGCGATGATTCCCGTATTCCAGAATCCGACAGCCCGTCAAACCATTTATACGGGCGTTCGGTGTCGGGATGGACATGGTAGGCAACCCACTGCTGTCCGTCTCCGAGAATTTCGACCTTGTGTTCATTTGTACCATCCGTGTACACGTGAGAAGTCATTTTCCGGAAAGGCTCGTCAGACCGGAACGGAACCAGAAACTTGGGCGCGAGCCCCGTGCGCGTCATCAGCCGTTCGCCGGGGAAGATCGCGTCAATCGCGTCTGACATCTGCTGTGCGACTTCCGGATCCAGCACGTCAACGTCAATCGCGGGAGCGTTGCGCGCGTTGATGCCCGCCCCGTGGCCGGCGCGCCCGTTGCTGTACCATGCAACCACGTCGGCGGCTGTCGTCTCATGCTGCGGCCAGTTCTTCAGATCCGGGCGCTTGGTACCGGGCCGGATCGGAAGCACCGTGTAGCCGAGCGCGACCAGCTGTTCGCCGTACTGTTTCAGATATTGCATATCGCGCAGCCCCCCTCGTTACGTTCTTTCCCGCCTTTGGAGGTCCAGATGCTTTTTCCGATTTCTACGGAAATAGTTTGCACGTCCACGAACTGCCGGCGCCCGAAGTCATCAAACTGGAACGCCATCTCTTTGAAGCGGTCGCCTGACGCCAGGCAAGGGAAGCAGCCCACACGTGGAAAGCCGGCACGATATAGCGGGTTTTCACGCCCGTCGAGTACCGCCATTACCTGTTCTTTCGACCAGTCCAGAATCGGGAGACGAAAGCGCACGCCCATCCTGCCAAGATATTTGGGATACTTTCCGGGCATGACTTCGTGTGGCTCGTACAGGTCTTCTGAAATTTTGTCCGCGTATCGCTTTTTACGCTCATCGCTTTCAGCGCTGCGCATTCCGTACCACACTTCGAAGCCGCCTTGCATTTCAGCGAGCGCTTTACAATATATCCGTGTCTCTCGAATCTTAAGTTCGTCTGTACAATGGCGAGCACCGCCGCCGGGAAAACGTCCGTACTTTACAGATTTTTCGAGCACGGTTCCGCCTGATACCCTGTCGATCTGTACCCCATAGTGGTTTCGCATCCATTCGATATGCTGGTAGGTGATCGGATGCTCGAACTGCGTATCGCAGAATAAGCCCCGTATATCGTCAACGCCGAACAGCTTGACAGCGAGTTCAAGACATGCCTGCGAGTCCTTACCGCCGGACACTGGCACGAGGACCTTGACCATCACGCCTCCGTCTTGTCTTGTTTCGAATCGACGTAGGCTTCGATTTCGCTGAGTTTCCAGAAGACGCGCCCACCAATGCGGACCGCGCGCGGGAAGTCCTCTTTCTCCATCCACAGATAGAGGGTCGAACGGGAGACAGGGATAAGCGCCAGAACATCGGCAATCGGGATCAGCACGGGACATCTCCTTTGTTAGGACAGCATCGGACGTTCAGGATACTCTTTGAAATCCGATCGTGCAATAGAAAAAGCCCGCTCGAAAGCGGGCTCTGAAAACAACAAAGGAGACGGCGTGAGTGTATTACATATTCCGGAGAAGGGATAGCAAGGTGTCTCGTTCCCAGCGATACGCCGCCGACCACCC